CAATGGGGAAAGTGGAAAGGGGTCACTTGTTCAGCAGATGGCTGCGACCGGCCTGCCAAGTGTCGTGGGCTCTGCCCCTCGCACTACAACAAACAGAAGTGGGCAGACGGCTCTCGGCCCCCAAGCGTCAACCCTGTCGCACGGCGCAATGCCCACCTCAAACACCGATACGGGATCACTGTCGCTGAGTACGACGCCCTTTTCAGCGCTCAGGGCGGAGTGTGCGCTATCTGCGGAAAGCCCCCCGGCTCCGACCCCACCCTCCCGCATCACTGGAAGAGCAAACTCGCTGTTGACCACTGCCACGACACCAATAAAGTCCGGGGGCTGCTCTGCAACGGATGCAACGCAGGAGTCGGGCATCTTGGAACTGAGTCCGTGGCATTTGCCGCAGCCGAATACCTACGACTTCACACTGGATGAGATAGCCAGCATCACCCCCGCCGGTGAGGATGAAGTGTTCGACCTGCAGGTGGAGCGCACCGAAAACTTCATCGCCAATGGGCTGGTCTCCCATAATACGTGGTGGCACGACGACGACCTCGCTGGCCGGCTGCAGGTGGCCATGGCCGACCCCGAGGCCGACCAGTTCGTGGTGGTCAAGTACCCCGCCATCGCCGAGGCCGATGAGTACCTGGACGAAGACACCGACCTGATCGTCTACGACACCCCCCCAGCCAACGGCCGGCTGCTGCGCCACAAGGGCGAGGCGCTGCACCCCGAGCGCTACGACTTGCAGAAGCTCAACCGCATCAAAACGACGATCAGCCCGCGCTTCTGGTCAGCCCTGTACCAGCAGAACCCCGTGCCTGACGACGGTGCCTACTTCCTCAAAGAGCACTTCCGGCGCGGCGAACCCCCGCCCATCGACCGCGCCAACGTGTTCATTGCGTGGGACTTCGCCATCAGCGAGAAGAAGCAGAACGACTACACCGTCGGCACCGTGGGCCTGCAGGACGAGGACGACGTGCTGCACGTCGCCGAGATCGTCAGATTTAAGTCAGGCGACGCCCACTACATTGTCGAGTCGATCTTAAATCTATGTTCGAGATGGTATAGTCCAGGCCTGCAGCTCGGCTTTGAAGACGGGCAGATTTACCGTGCCATCGAATCTCTATTAAAGAAACGCATGAGAGAGCGCCGCGTGTACCCCGCCATTACTGTGCTCAAACCCATCACCGACAAAATGGCGCGCGCCCGCCCGTTGCAGGGCCGCATGCAGCAGGGCATGGTCAGCTTCAACGCCCACGGCGACTGGTATGACGCCTGCCGCACCGAGATGCTGCGCTTCCCCGCCGGTGTTCACGACGACCAGGTGGACAGCATCAGCTGGATGACCCAGCTCGCCATCGGCCGTGAGCCCCCGCACAAACCCCGGCCCAAAGCCCCGAAGTCCTGGCGCGACAAGCTCGCCCACATCGGTGCGGGCTCCTTCATGAGCGCGTGACACCATGACCCCACTTGAGTTTCTCGTGTACGGCGGCATCATCTCGATGGCGCTGGCGGTAATGTTCTGGACGCGCGAACCATGAGCTGCCCCGCCTTCATCGCCCAGTCGTTTGCCGTGCGCACCGCTGCGCACCTGGCGCACCTGTCGAGCACCAGCTACGCCCAGCACATGGCGCTGGACGGCTTCTACAACGACCTGGTGCCGCTGGTGGACAAGTACGCCGAGGTCTACACCGGCCTGAGCGAAAAAATCCCGAAGTACCCGCGCGCAGCCGCGCTTGACTTCGATGACCCCGTCGAGCTGCTCGAAGACTACCTCGACCTGGTGCGTGAAGAGGCTAAAGACTGCGGACAAGAAAGCCAGGCGCTGCTCAACATCCTGGCCGAGCTGGAGGAGCTGACCGCGCAGACCCTCTACAAGCTCAAGTTTTTGAAGTAGGGGCGCAGCACCATGCCAGTCAACACCGAACTGTCCTACAAAACCTGGGTGCGCTACGCCTGGGCGCGCGACAACGGGCATACCAAGTACGTCGATAAGCACGACAAGTGCGAGCGCTACTACGCCGGCGACCAGTGGGACCCGGTAGACCGGGCTAAGCTCGAAGCCGTGCGCCGGCCAGTGCTCACGATTAACAAGATCATGTCCACGGTGGGCAACGTCCTGGGCGAGCAGATCAACAACCGCGCCGAGATCAGCTTTCGCCCACGCTCCGGCGCCCCCGGCGAGATTGCCGACGCGCTGAACAAGGTCTTCAAACAGATCAGCGACGCGAATCAGCTCGACTGGAAGCGCAGCGAGATGTTCAGCGACGGCGTGATCGGCGGCCGTGGCTTCCTCGACGTGCGCATCGAGTACGGCGACAGCATGCAGGGCGAGGTGCGCATCGAGCCGGTGAACCCTAAAAACGTCATTGTTGACCCCGACGCCGAAGACTACGACCCCGAGAAGTGGAGCGAGGTTTTCACGACAAAATGGGTCACGGCTGACGACATTTCGGTCTTGTACGGCAAAGAAGACGCCGAGCTGCTCAAGAATCGCGACCAGAGCGCCTTCCCCTACGGCTACGACAGCATCCAGGCCAACCGCGACCGCTTCGGCACCACGCAGTACCCTGCCTACTCGGGCGACGGGCTCAACTCCAACGTGCTGCGCAACATCCGCATCATCGACCGCCAGTACCGCGTGCTGGATCGGCAGAAATACTTCCTGAACCCGCAGACTGGCGACATGCGCGCCATCCCCGAAGGGTTCAGCCGCGACCGCATCGCCCAATTCGTGCAGACCTACGGCTTTCAGGTCGTTCCCAAGATGGTGCGGCGCATCCGCTGGACGGTGGTGGCCGACAACGTCGTGCTGCATGACGACTGGAGCCCCTACCAGCACTTCACCATCGTGCCGTACTTCCCGCACTTCCGCCACGGCCACACCATCGGCCTGGTCGAGAACCTGCTCGGCCCGCAGGAGCTGCTCAACAAGGTCACCAGCCAGGAGATGCACGTCGTCAACACCACGGCCAACAGCGGCTATTTGGTCAAGGCCGGCGCGCTGACCAACATGACGGTCGAGGAGCTGGAGCAGAAGGGCGCGCAGACGGGGCTAGTGATTGAAGTCAACGGCGACCCCAGCGCAGACGTGCAGAAGATCACGCCGAACCAGGTGCCCCAGGGGCTAGACCGCATCAGCTACAAGGCTGAGGAGTCGATCAAGACCATCTCAGGTGTCAGCGACAGCATGCAGGGCATGGACCGCGCAGACGTGGCTGCAAAGGCAATCCAGGCTAAACGCCAGGCGGGCAGCACGAACCTGGTCAAGCCGCTGGACAACCTGGTGCGCACCGACTACATCCTGGCGCGTAACATTCTCGACCTGGTGCAGGAGTTCTACACCGAGCCGCGCCTGATGACCATCACGCACGACGAGGCCACCGGCGAGAGCGAGACTTTCGGCGTCAACCAGCCCAACCCGCAGCCGCGCCCAGAGCAGAGCGAACAAGGCGAGCCCCCTGAGAACCCGTACCAGGAGATCATCAACGACCTGACGCTGGGCGAGTACGACGTCGTCATCAGCTCCGTGCCTCGGCGCGAGACGCTGGAAGACAGCCAGTTCGAGCAGGCCCAGGCGCTCAAGGAAATGGGCATCAACCTGCCCGACAGTGTGCTCATCGACGCCAGCCGGCTGCAGAACAAGAAGGAAATCATCCGTCAGATGCAGGCCGCGAGCCAGAGCCCCGAGGCCCAGGCCGCCGCGCAGCTCCAGCAGCGCGCGCAGCAGGCCACGGTGGCGAAAACAGAGAGCGAAGTCGCGCAGAAACACGCCGACGCCGGTCTCAAAGGGGCAAAAACACAGGAAGTCGCGGCAAAAACGCAGGTGCTGGAGCGTGGCGAGCCCGACCACGGCACCCAGGTGCAGGCAGCGGTGGCGCAGCACACCGCAGAGCTGAAAACCGTCGAAGCGGCGCACAAAATGAGCATCGACGAGCGCAAATTGGCCATGGAGCGCGAGCAGAACGCCGCCGAGCTCCAGGCCCAGGAGCAGGAGGCGGCGCAAGAGCGCGCCGCCGAGCGCGCCAAGCAGGTGCAGGCCGCTGCCCAGGCCGCAGCGAAGCCCACTAGCCCCACCCAGACGGTCAATCGGTCCCGTCTACCAACCAGCAGGAGTAAAAAATGAGCACAGAAACCGCAGCAGCGCCCGAGGTCGTTGACCGGGGCGATACCCTGGCCGAAGCCCTCGCCACGGCCGTACCCCCAGCCGCCGCAGAACTAGCCCCCGAAGCCGCGCCCACCGCCGCCGAAGGGGAGATCGAGGGCGAGGACGGCAAGCCCAAAAAAGACACGCGCATTCCGCTGGCGCGCCACAAAGAGATTCTGGAGAAAGAGCGCGAGCAGCGCGCTGCGTTAGAGCGCCAGCTCGCCCAGTACCAGCAGGGCCAGGC